AAAAGCCGATGCACAAGATCAATAAAATTTATGGACCACCTGGTACAGGTAAAACATTTAGATTAATTAGGCGTGTAAAAGCATACGAACGTAAAGGTGTGCCATTACATAAGATAGGATACTTTGCATTTACTAGAAAAGCTGCAGAGGAAGCACGCAAAAGAATTAATGTATCTGAAAAAGAAGTGCCATACTTTCAAACACTGCATGCATTTTGTTATCACTTACTAGGATTAAATGAAGAAGATATTATACAACCATATCACTACGAAGACTTAGGTAAAAAATTAAATATACGTGTTTCATTTACGGACAAATACAATGAAGAAGAAACACACTTTTTAACTTGTAACAATCCATATTTTCAAATGATACAAAGAGCTATCAACAAAGACATTAATATTAGACAAGAGTTTGATTTAAACGAGCATGATAAAAAGCAAGTTAAAGATTTTGATACGTTAGATCATATTTATAAAAATTTACAAATTTATAAAAAGAAAAATAGTTTACATGATTTTAATGACATAATTAAATCTGTAATTAATTCTGATAAGATACCTAAGTTTAAGGCGATATTTATTGATGAAGCACAAGATCTATCACCATTGCAGTGGCAGCTGTATGATAAATTAAAAGAACATTGTGATCAAATTTATTTAGCAGGGGATGATGACCAAGCCATCTATGCCTGGGCAGGGGCTGATGTAAAAAGATTTGTACAGGAACCTGCAAAAGAAAGAATACTAAGACAATCAAGACGTATATCAATGTCTGTGCAAGCAGAGGCAAGATACCCTATAACTAAAATACAGGGGATTAGAAAAAGAAAACATTATTTACCAAGAGATTATGACGGTGAATCTCATTACATTGCTGATCTTAATCAGGTTGATTTAACAAAAGGTAAGTGGCTTATACTTACAAGAACTAAAAGCAATTTGTTAGATATTATGAAAGACCTAAGACGTAAGAATTTTTATTATCAAAGTAACAAAGGTAAAAGTTTTAAGGTTGGTATGTATGAAGCAGCTGCTGCTTATACTAAATGGACTATGGATGAGATATTAAATGAAAAAGAAATAAATGCAGTGAAAGAATTTATACCTACTGGTAACTGGGATGCTAAGATTCCTTGGTATGATAAATTTATAGCAGATCAAAAAGAAATTTTATATTTAAGAAATTTAATTGCATCAAAAGAAAATTTAAAAGAGAAAGCAAGAATATGGTTGTCAACTATACATGCAATAAAAGGTGGTGAAGAAGACAATGTAATTTTATCTTTACATCAAGGACGTACTGTACAACAAGGAATTAAGTTAAGTGTTGACAAACAAGATGAGGAGCATAGAGTATGGTACGTGGGTATAACGAGAGCACGAAATAACATATATAAATTAAGAGCTAAAAAGAAATTAAAGGAGTATCAACTATGACAGATAAAAATATATTGGACGAAGCGTTTCCACAATATACTCAGGTTGGTGGAAATCACTATACCAAGTTTCCTATTCAACCATACGAGTTTATTTCTAAAAACGATCTCTCATTTTTTCAGGGGAACGTTGTGAAGTACGTTTGTCGCTATCAACGTAAAGGAGGAGCAGAGGACATTAAAAAAATAATGCATTACTGCCAATTAGAATTACTTAAAATGAAGGATATGGAAAAGAAAAAATGACAGTTGGTTTTGGATTAGGTATGTTTGGTTATAGTATGGTTTGTTTAATTATTGGCCTTACTATAGTTTACATTGTAATAAAAAATTTAAAATGATTTTACCACAGACAGAATGGGTTCAACCTACAGAGTATCCTGATCTTAGATCTTATGATGAGATTGCAATTGATTTGGAGACAAGAGATCCAGATTTAAAATCAAAAGGATCTGGTGCAGTTGTCGGTAATGGAGAAGTTGTAGGCATAGCGGTGGCTACTTATAATGATACTTGGTATTTTCCTATCGCTCACCAAGAGGGACCTAACATGGATAGAGCTAGAACTCTTGAATGGTTTAAAGATATTCTTGATTGCCCTGCTACAAAAATATTTCATAATGCTATGTATGACGTATCTTGGATACGTAATTTAGGGTTTAATATCAATGGTTTATTAGTAGATACAATGATTGCCTGTTCACTGTTAGATGAAAATAGATTTTCATATACACTTAATACTTTGTCTTGGCATTTTTTAAACGAAGGTAAAAATGAAAGAGCACTTAACGAAGCTGCAAAGTCTAGAGGATTAGATCCTAAAGCTGACATGTGGAGATTACCTGCGCATGAAGTAGGAGCATATGCTGAAAAAGATGCAGAGTTAACTTTTAAACTTTGGCAGCATGTTAAAAAATTAATTATTGAAAACGATCTTGAAGAAATTTTTAATCTTGAGACTGATCTTTTTCCTTGCCTAGTTGATATGCGCTTCCTAGGGGTGCGGGTAGACGTGACAAGAGCGAATCAATTAAAGAAAGAATTAACAACACAAGAAGAAAGATTAATCCACCAAGTAAAAATAGAGACAGGATTAGAAACTCAAATATGGGCCGCACGTAGCATTCAAAAAGTTTTTGAACATTTGAAACTACCTTTTGAAACAACTGAAAAAACTGGTGCGCCTTCATTTACTAAAAATTTCCTTTCGAATCATGAACATCCTATAATTCAAAAGATAGCAGAAGCTAGAAAAATAAACAAGGTTAATACAACTTTTATAGATACGATTTTAAAACATGAACACAAAGGTAGAATTCATGCAGAGATAAATCAAATTAGATCTGATGATGGAGGAACAATCACTGGACGTTTTTCATATTCTAATCCAAATCTACAACAAATACCTGCACGTGATCCTGTTTTAGGGCCAATGATTAGAAGTTTATTTATACCAGAAGAAGGTTGCAAGTGGGGTTGTTTTGACTACTCGCAACAGGAACCAAGACTTGTTGCACACTATGCATTACGTTATGGTTTACCATCTGTAAATACAATTGCAGATTCATACGATACAGATCCTTCAACAGACTTTCACAAAATAGTTGCAGAAATGGCAGAGATACCTAGATCACAAGCTAAAGTAATCAATCTTGGTTTATTCTACGGCATGGGTAAAGCTAAACTACAAGCAGAGTTGGGTGTATCTAAATTTAAAGCAGAGGAATTGTTTGATAGATATCATTCAAAGGTTCCGTTTGTAAAACAATTAATGAGTGAAGTTATGAAAGCTGGTTCTAAAAAAGGTCAGATAAAAACTTTATTAGGTAGACGATGTAGGTTTCCTAAATACGAACCAATACTTAGAGGTTCTGACTGGGGTAAATATATACCACCGGAAGATGAAGAGCGTATGCAAGATTTACAAAAGATGGGTCCATACATAAAAGACGATGAAGGGGAAATGTTAAAAGACAAAGATGGTAATCCCAAAAAAAATTATTGGCATAACAATCCAACCCGTAGAGCATTTACATACAAAGCTTTGAATAAATTAATACAAGGATCAGCTGCCGACATGACAAAGAAAGCTATGTTAGAATTATACAAAGAAGGTATCACGCCACACATACAAGTGCATGATGAATTAGATATATCAGTTATTAATGATTTAGAAGCTGCTAAAATTAAAGATGTTATGGAAAACGCAGTTGACTTGAAAATACCAAATAAAGTAGACTATGAATCTGGTCCTAATTGGGGAAATATTTCTGACAAGATAAATGATAATATATAGAGAAGATAACTTTTTACAAAAAGATTACTGTGATCATTTAATAAATATTTTTAAAAATAATACATCATCTGCATACAGAGATACTTTTATTTTTAAATATGAAGATTTAAATGTTGTAGATAAAGTATCTAAAATATTTACAAATTATAATTTAAAAACTCCGGACAATATGGAAATAGTAGAGTGGCCCACTAATTCTAAAATGGACCCTCACCATGATGTTGGAGATAGCTTTGCTTTTATTATTTATTTAAATGATAATTTTGATGGTGGAGAGACTGTTATTGATGGTGTATCAATTAGACCTAAAATAGGTCGTTTAGTTTTATTTAGTAATGGTATATATAAACATGAAGTTAAAAAAGTTAACAAGGGGATTAGATATACTTTGATAGCATGGTATACAAAATGATTTATTATGGCTTATTTAAATGCAAACATACCACCCATCTACTGTAAGATAAGAAGAGAGTACTTATATGATCTTGAAAAACATAAAGGAGAGTCTGGTGATTGTGTTATCTTTGGTTTTACTTCCATTTCAGGTCGCGCATTACTATTTAACATTATGTTACCC